TAGTGCGATAGATCCTAACAACTCGATTGTTGTTTGGTCATATCGTGGATCAGGCTCCACAGGATCAGCTGGAGTAAATAATAAATTATTAATTTATAATTATTCTGTTGGTCGATGGGCCACTGGCTCTGGACTAGATTTATATTTTATTAATACAGCATCTCAGGAAGCATTTAATACCCTGGAGTCTTTAGATACTTTAGGTAACCTTGATGGTTTACCACGATCCTTGGACTCTTTCTTCTATGATGAAGGTGTGGTTGGCCTTGCTGGTTTTAGTGCTGATAAAAAATTTGGTAAATTCTTAGGAAGCTCTCTTTCAGCTTCTGTGGATACCACAGAGTTTGAAGGAGTTGAAAACAAAAGATCTACATTAATTAATGCAAGACCGATAGTCGATGCTAATGGAGAAAACACCACTGTTACAATAACCCCCATAACTCGATCATCGCAAATGAACTCAGTGACCGAAGGCACAGCTGTTACAGTACGAGATAGTGGAGATTGTCCACTCAGAGCTACATCCAGGTATCACCGACTTAGAGTCAATGTGACTGGAAACTTTTCTACTCTTTCTGGAGTAGATGTCGAAGCTCGATCTGAAGGAAAGAGATAATGTCTAATCAGTTCTTAACTGTACCTTTATCCAATCCTGATACGAAAGCTCATGCTCGACAATGTGCGATTACGATTAACAATGTGATGGATGGTAAACTGAACAGTACCGGAGAAATTACTCTGACTGCTTCATCAACTACCACCACCTTATCAGACGCTAGAATAGGTTTAAATTCTGTTCTGCTCTTTATGCCTCAAACAGCCAATGCTCGAACAGCATTAAATGGTTTGTATATAACAGGCCGAGGGAGTGGGAGCTGTACTATAAATCATCCTAGCTCTACAGATACGGATCAAGATTTATCTTATGTTATCATCGGATAAAGTTTGCACCCAGGTTCCCAAACAAGATGTTTTCTTAATTTGGACTAAGGTTGCACCACTGCTCCAAAAAGCCCTGGATGGCACTTATGATATAATAGATGTGGAACAAGGTTTGCAAGATAACCGGTTCCAATTATTTATCAGTTGGAATAATGGGATTGAAAGTGCAGTGATTACAGAAATAGCCGAATACCCTAAAGCTAAAGTTCTTCGCTATGTATTAGCTGGAGGTACGAACCTGGAGAACTGGCTAGAAGAAATACAAGAAGTTATCGAAAAATTTGCAAAGAAAAACCACTGTACGCAATTAGAGGTTGCTGGAAGAAAAGGGTGGTTAAAAAAATTAAAGGATTTTAAGGAGAAAGCAATTTTACTAAGTAAGGATTTATAATTATGTCAAAAGGATCAAACCCAACAAACGTCACAACAACAACAGAACAAGAACCATCTGAATACATCAGACCTTACCTGGATATCGCAATGGATGATGCCCAGGCATTATATCAAAGCGATACACCTAATTTTTATCCTAATGCCACTTATGTTAATTTTTCTCCTGAAACCGATACAGCATTAGAGCTAACAAAACAAAGAGCGTTAGCTGGTAATCCTTTATTAGGTTCAGCTCAAACAGAGATAAACAAAATTCTATCAGGTGATTATTTATCACCTAGTTCTAATCCTTATGCTTCAGCTGTCTTTAATGAAATGGCTAATGATATTACTTCCAAAGTTAATTCTCAATTTACTAAATATGGTCGATTTGGATCTGGAGCTAACCAGGAAGTTTTAACAGACGCATTAGCTGATGCTGGAAATCAATTTTTCTATAACAACTATCAAGACGAAAGAAATAAAATGATGGATGCAGTTAATGTTGCACCTGGTTTAGGCCAAGCTGACTATACTGATATCCAGGCCCTGGCTAATGTAGGTCAAGCAAGAGAAGACTTAGAGTTTGCAAAACTTCAAGACTCGATTGATCGTTTTGATTATGAACAACAAAAACCTTATATCAAATTAGGCCAATATCTCGGAGCGTTAGGATCATCAGTTCCGACCACGACAGTAGAGACTTCACCCGTCTATCGAAACACTGGTGCTAATATCTTACAAGGTGCTGGAATGGGTGCTGACTTAGGATCTACTATTGGACTAGGTTCAGGCACAGGAGCTATCCTTGGAGGACTTCTTGGAGGGTTCTTTTAATGGCAACAATAGATATTAATGCAATCTTAAATAACTTACCCAGAAGCACCAAAGAAAACCCTAATCTCATTAACCCTAATGTAAATATGAATATGACTCCTAATGTTCAACCTGGGATTACTTTCAGTAAACCTCGTGTAGCTCAATCTAACCAACCTAATTTTTTCCAATCTCCTATACCTGGTTCTAGGCCAAACATGAGACCGAGTATCTTAGATACAACTAACAATCAACCAAACATGAACCAAGCTTTTACGGAGGCTGGATTATTAGATCAAAATGTACCGGTAGTTAATCAACCAGGCACACCACCTAATAGAACCAATAACTTATTGAACTTTGTCGGATCTCCTCAAGGCCAAGCATTCTTTGCTGGTATTGACACCAGGGCATCACAAATACCTACATCTCTTGTTGAAAGACTACAACCTGGCTACCAGGCCTATCTCAAATCAAAATCAGATCAAATCCAACTAGCAAACGAGAAAGCACAATTACAAAAGCAGTATGAACTAGATCTCTATAAAGCTTATACAGACAGAATATCTGCATTGAGTAAAGATAATAGAACCACCTTAGAAAAAGATATGGCTACTTTATATCCAAATCTCAAAGTTGGTTCACCAGAATATCAAGCTCAAGCGTTAAATTATCTATCACAAAAAACTCCATCTACTGAATTTAACTTTCCTAATAAAAAAGATGAAATGGATTATGGAAGATTAATAGAACAAAAAGGAATTATCGATGAGAGTTTAGTTAATAATCGTGAGATGATGCCAAGATTAAAATTTTTAGATATGCAATTATCTGATCCTAATTTTGAGACTGGTGCTATTCAAGAAGCTTTTTTACCATTTCTTAACACAATGGCTAGTTTGGGTTTATTAAGTGAAGATGAAAAAGCTCGTGTAGCAAATATGCAATCATTTCAAGCAATGGCAAATTTCTTAGTACCAAGAATGAGACCAGCTGGATCTGGTTCTACATCTGACTTTGAAGCTAATTTGTTTGCATCTGCTACAGCTGGATTAGGTAAAGACACCGAGTCAAACAGATTGATTGTTAAAGGAATGATTGCGATGTCTGATTACTATCAGCGTAAAGGCGTTTTACTAAAATCTTTAATGACAAAAAATAATAATGCTGACTTTGATAAAGAGTCTTATGACTATGCGATTAAAGAATTAAAAATGAGCGAAACAGAAGCTTATGTTTATTCAGAACTAGGTAATGTTGCAGATAGAAAGCTTGGAAATATGTTTAAGCAATATTCAACCGATGATGCCATAGATAAAGCATACAAAAATGGTGATATAGGTGTAGGTGATTTGTTCTACGATCAATCACAAAATAAATTCTTTATATTCAGCGAGGAGAATATACCCAATGCCTCTAACTAAAGTAGAAGTACCTCAACAAGATCCTAATTTTAAAGCAGATAGCACTGGAGCAAATGTTAATCGTTTTGTTGGCCAGGGATTAACTTTTGGTCTTCAAGATGAAATTGATGCTTTTTTAAAATCTGCTTTTAACAAAGATCTTAGTTATGCCGATGCTCTAAAGAATGAAAGAGAACAGTTAGCTAACTTTAGAAAAAATAACCCGGTGACTGCTTTCGGTTCAGAAATGGCTGGTAACTTACCTTATGCACCTTTGTCTGTTGGTAAAAATCTTTTATCAACCTTTATAAGAAACGCTGGTATGGGTGGAGCTTATGGAGCTGGTACTGGAGAAGGCCTAGAAGATAGAGCAAAGAACGCTGGAGTGACCGCTGGTATTTCCGGAACACTAGGAACTATCCTAAGTAAAATCCTACCTAGAAGAACACCCGAGTCACAAAAATTACAAGAAGCTGGTATTGAAGTTACCCCTGGTCAAGCAAACAGAGGAACCCTTATAGGTAATATAATAGATTACTTTGAGAAGAGAGCTACAGGCCTACCTATTATTGGTGACTTTATTAGTTCTGCTTTTGATCGTGGTTCAAGAGATTTTCAATTTAAAATATTTAAAGATTTTGCAGAGTCAGTAGGCATTAAGTTAGATGACCAACTAAAAGATGCTGACAAGTTTACAATCTTTAACAAAGTGAATGATGCTTACAGAAAAAAATATAATGATGCAGTTGGTAAGCTAGTTTTAGATAAAGATAAATTCATTTTAGATGTAATTGACTATGCTTCTTCTCAAAATTTAAATAATAATCAAATTAATGAAATTGTCAGAAAAGCATCTAAACATTTATATAATCAAAAAGACATAAAAGTAACAGGAAGTGCTGTTCAAGAGACTGAAATACTTTTAAAGAATTTGATGAATGATCCACAATTACCCGTAGATCAAAAAAAACTATTTGAAGAAATTTATGAAAATGTTTTTGACGCTAATCTAAAAATGAACAGTAAAACGGGTGCGTTAACTGCTTATAACAACGTAAAAAAATACTTTCCTTATTTTAAAACAATCGAGAAATCTGTTGGTAAAAGCACTGCTGACACAATTACTCCAACGAATGTTTTAAGTGCTGGTAAAGTAGGAAAAGGTGGTTCTGTTAAATATGCTACCGGTAATGCTCCTTACCAAGATATAGCATCGACAGCAAAAAAAGTAATCGGAGATAAAGTAGGCGACTCAGGAACACAATCAAGATTAGGAACTCAAAGCTTGTTACTAGGTGGAGGAATGGGAACTGGATATCTAGTAGGCCAAGGAGCAGTTGATCCTTTAATGGCTATAGGAAGTGCATCTATTCCTTTTGCAAGTTATGCAACACCGATAACAAATAAGGCAATGACAAATTTCATAATACCTGGAGCAAGTAATTATTTACGCTCTGCAACCAATCCAGGTTCAGTAGAGATTAAAGATAGAGGACAAATGATGATGAACAACATGGGATTATTGGGGAATTAAAAAATGGCAATAAAAAATTACAGCACAACAGCTTCAAGCAATACAGCCGTTAACGGCAGTTCACTAGCAGAGGGTATGTCACCTTCAGCAGTGAATAACTCCATGCGTGAAATTGTTAAAGACATCAGAGATGGATTTAATGATAAAGAGTGGTTCATCTTAGGTGATGGCGACCAGGGTACGACATTTACGAGAGCCTCGGCAAGTAGTATTACTGTTGCTTCAGATATTTCATCTAGTCACCATGTAGGAAGAAGAGTTAAAGTTGTTGGATCGAACACCGGTACTATTTATGGAAAGATAGCAACTAGTTCTTATTCTTCACCTAATACAACAATTACATTTACTTTTGACTCAGGTTCTATTTCTAGTTCGGATACAACAGTCGATGTCTATGTGGGATCTACTTTTAGTAATCCAGCTACTCCTGTTATTGATGAAGATGATATGTCTTCTGACTCAGCTATTCTTCCTCCCTCTCAACAATCCACAAAAGCATTTGTCACTTCTGGTACTGTCACCCTATCGAATAAATCAATCGATCTCAGCACAAACACCCTAACAGGAACAACTGCTGAATTTAATACTGCCTTATCTGATAATGACTTTGCTACATTAGCTGGAACTGAAACCCTTACTAACAAAACACTAACTAGCCCTGTCCTTAATACAGCGATCTCTGGTACTGCCTTTAAAGACGAAGATGACATGGTATCAGACAGTGCTACTGCTGTTGCTTCACAACAATCTATTAAAGCTTATGTTGACGCTCAATTAACAGCCCAGGATTTAGACCTTACAGACGGAACTTCAACAATAGCGATTGACCTGGATAGTGAAACTTTAGGTATCTTAGGTGGTACTGGTATTGACTCCACAGCATCAGGCAACAATGTTACCCTGGCTATTGACTCTACTGTTGCAACTCTTACAGGAACACAAACACTAACAAATAAAACCATTAGTGGTTCTTCTAATACCTTATCGAACATTGGTAATTCTAGCCTGACAAACTCAACTGTCAGTTATGGTGGTGTTTCTCTAGCTCTTGGAGCTACTGACGCTACTCCAGCTTTTGACTTACAAGATGCCACTAGTTATCCAGCAAGTGCCTTAACAGGAACAATAAGTAATGCACAATTAGCTGGTACGATTGATGCTACTAAAATTCATGACGGAACTATATCTAATACAGAGTTTGGATATTTAAATGGAGTTACTTCTGCTATTCAAACACAGATTGACTCTAAGTTAACAGCTTCTAATAACTTATCCGATATAACTACTGCCTCAACAGCAAGAACTAATCTTGGATTAGGCACAATGGCTACACAAAATGCGAGTAGTGTGGCAATCACCGGTGGTTCTGTTACAGGCATGGGTTCACCAAGTGCTGGATCTGATGTCGCTACTAAGACTTATGTCGATAACTTAGTCGCTGGATTAAAAACAAGAATTATTACAAGAGTAGCAACAACTACAAATATTGATCTTACTGCTGACCTACAAAATGGCGACACGATTGATGGTATTACTCTTGTTACAGGAAACAAGGTTTTAGTTAAAAACCAATCAGATGCTAGTGAGAATGGTATTTATGATGTGGTGGCCAGTGGTACTGCTACTCGAAATACTGACTATGATACAATAGCAGAATTAGCTGGTCAGATTGTTGTTGTTCAAGAAGGTACGACCAATGGAGATACAATCTATTTATGTACTACTGACACTGACGCAACTTTAGGATCAAGTAATATTACTTTTACAATTATCGAACCAGCCAATACAGGAACAGTAACTTCGGTAGCTGTTGCAGATAGTGGTAGTTCTGAATTTACAATTACTGGTTCCCCAGTGACATCAAGTGGAACTATATCTTTAGCTGTTAATAGTATTAACGCTACCAAGATAGGTTCTGGCACTGTCGATAACACCGAGTTTGGTTATCTCAATGGTGCTACATCAAACATACAAACTCAAATTGATGCTAAAGCTGGAGCTGGTTTCGCTGTAGCGATGGCAATAGCTTTATAAGGAGAAACAATGGCTCAAGATTTTGAAAGAAGTTATAGCTCATCGGTCTCAAACGCATCAGGATCACCAACAACTTTGGTTACTTCAAATTCCGATGATGCTTTGATCTCTATTCGATGTGTAAATAAATATACTACAGCAGTTAATGTGACTGTTTTAATTAGTTCTGGTGGTACAGATTTTTATGTAATTAAAGATGCACCTATTCCTTTAGGTGGTTCATTAGAATTAATTGACTCTGGATCAAAAATTGTAATGCAGTCAGGCGATGTTTTAAAAGTTTACGCAGATACTGCCTCTGCTGTTGATGTATTAACTAGCTATGTTGATAGCATCTCAACTTAAAGGAATTATAAATGGCATATATCGGAGTACAACCCACAGATACTTATCTAAGTATTGCTTCCCAACAGATTACTGGTACAGGGAGTGCTACTTATACTTTAGATTATTCTGTATCAAATGAG